AATACAAATCTTAAAAAGTTCGATGATCAAGTTGCAAAAGTAAAATCTAATTACATTTTATCACAAGCTTCAATCAAAGGACAAGAAGTTAAGTTAGCTAGAGCCGTTAGAAAGAACAATATGCAAAATGTAGATTACAGAATAAAAGCTATTGTATCGAGCATGACAGTTGAGGAAAAATTAGAACTAAATAAAAATCTAATAAATCAAATTGATCAGAGAATGCAAATTGATGACAAAGAAGATAAAATTATTACAAAAGAAAATGAAGGCAAAATATCTGATTTAGAAAATAAAATTCTTCAAAATTTAGGTGAGAAAAACAGAGACCTGGAATCAGCAAGAAACAATCTTACAATACTTAAAACTCTTGATCGAGATAAACACGATGAGCTTTACAAAAATTTATTGAAAGTAGAAGATGAAGATGACCCAGAAGTCAAAGCTTTTTTACAAGATTTAGCTGATAGAGGTGTCATAACTATTGAAGCAATTAGAGGTGGTTCTGACAAATTAACTGGTGCAACTATCGACAAACTTAGAGATCAATATATCAAAAATCAAAACAAGGATTTAAAACTTGCCAAGTCTTATTTAACAAGCAAATTGAACGAAGAGTTTGAAGGATTTAATCCAGCAGTATTAGATAATATGCAAAAGAAAAATAGGTTTTTAAAGCCTATGGCACAGTACAAACAAATATCATTTGTTCTAGAAAATGAATTAGACAAAGCTATAGCTCAGAAAAAAGAAATAGATTTAAATAGCATCGTGGATAGAGAATTTAATAATTACAAAAATAATATTTTAGATGCACAAAAGAAAAAATTTAAAGAAAATGCAAATACTGTTTTATCTCAGCTAAAACAATTCATGGGCAAAGAATTGCCCCAAGTAAAAGAGATCCAAGAAAATCAATTTTTACAAATTAATAATTTTATAATAGCTAACAAAAAAAAGCTAGAAGATAAACTTGGAGAAGCCAAAATTGGTGGCTTTGAAAAAGCATTAGAAAAGGTTTTACAACCATGACAGATGTCTATAAAGCCATAAAAGAATTTAATCAGATGAGAGATACTGGAGAAACAATAGACTACAGTTTTGGTAAAGAAACCTCTATTGGTTTAGAAAATGGTGAGAAAGTAAAATACAGTTCTTTTGGTGAAGCAATAGAAGGTATTGGCATGACAGTTATGGGAATGGCTGGTGGTGCTACAAGTGCTACTCTTGGTCTTCCTACTGATCTTGCTGGTTTATTTGTAGGCATAAAAGATGCTGTTACGGCTGATGAAGGTAAAAGAATAGATGCCTTTGTTAATGGTTTTACTGAGTTCTCTAAAGCTAACCTGGGGTCAGAATATTATCGAGGTATCTTTGATAACTTTGTTGATAGCTTTGATGTTGATCCTAAATTAAAACAAGATGCTAAGTCAGGATTTGGAGCTGGTGAGTTTGGTGGAGTTGGTGGTGCTGTAACTGCTGGTGCAAAGGTGGGTAAAAAAACTATTAAAAAGGGTCTTCAAAAGATTGGTGAGAAAGCACAGCGAGAACTAGATTTAGATACTGGTGGTGCAACTTTATCTATGAATGCTGTTGGTGAAGCAGACAAGATGTTAAAAAAAGGTTTAGCAAAGTTTGCACCTAACAATATTATAGAAGATACTAAGCTTGTTCTTAACAAGAGAGCTGAAGAAATGAAGCTACCGACTAATAAAAGAGTACAGCCTAGTGGACAAAATCCTTTATTTGATACTTCAGATGAAGCATACCAAAAAATTGAAGTAGAGCAAAAAGAGACACCAGTACCAAGAAAAACTGAAGAACAAGTTTATCCATTAAACAACCGAGCAAAACCTTTAGAAGATAAATCAGATGCTATTGCAGATGCCTTGGCAAAGAAAATAATTTCATTTAAAGGAAGAAACATTCAATACTTTTATAACACTTCACCAATAATTAAAAAGGCTGTGGAGCTTGGAATACCAAGAGATACAGCTATTGAGCAGTTAATGAAGTTTGGTAAAAACTATGCTTCTACAAGTCCAAGAACAACAACAGATCAAAATCTTAGGAATGCTTCTCTAGTGGCAACTAAAGAAAAACTTAATGTAGATTTAAGTAAGGTGCTTGGTCCTGGTGGCGAAGGTGTCAATGAAAAAGGTTATCCAATGATGATTAACCCTGGGGGCATACATAAAAAACTTATTGATGCTTCAAAAGCAGAGGGATTAAGTTTTGATACTAATCCAAAACCAGCAACCTTTGCAGAAAATGTAGCTGGTAATTTAGAGGGTGTTACAGTTGACACTCATGCTATTAGAGCTGTTATTGATGTTATGAATGAGCTTGAACCAGGGTCAGTTCCGATAGAATGGATTGGTGGTAAGACAGCAAAAAAAACAAAAGAATTTCAAGCAATGTATAAAAAAGACCCTAAGTCATTAGATGTTTCTACAATGGTAAAAGATACCTTAGAAAGTCAAGCCTTAAACAAAGTAAGTAAACAAACTGAGTATGCTGTCTTTTCAGACATTTATAAAAAGGTTGCTGAGAAAGCTGGAGTAAAACCAGCTGAAGCACAATCATTATCCTGGTTTGCTAATGGAGAACGAACTGGTCTAGCATCTGAACCCAAAACTATTGTTGAATTATTAGATGATAGAATTGACGTAACATCTCAACTTACTGGAATAAGTAAAGAAGAAGTATTTAAAAAGTTTATGCAAGGCTCAATACCTTTGGCAAGTGCTGGTGGTCTTACACTCCTAGATACTGGAGCTATGATACAAGAAGGAGGTGCTGATGATGAATCTTAAAAGTATAACTAAGTTTCTCAAAGAGTTTGGTACTGAAGCTGAAAAAAGAACTTATGGTGATGCTCCTGAAGAACTCATAACTCCTACTGATCGTGGCGATGTTATTATCAAAGGTCTAGATGATAGCGATATCAAAGCTTTGAATAAAGCATTAGAAGAAGATGGATACAAAGGTCCAGGTATCAATATGGGTAGACTTGGAGAATTGTTTGATCAAAAAGGTCAGCTCAAACTAAATTTATTTGAAGGTAATATCGAGCAATCTCTTGATACTCTTTTGACAAACGTACAGCAACAAAACAAAGAACTATTTGCTTATATGAGAAGACCATCACAATCTATGGAAGAGATGGCATCATTAGCTGAAACTGCTGGATTTCCAAGGATTGCAGAAGAATTTATTAAGAGACAACCTGGTCAAATGTTACCCCCTGAAAAATTAGTAGGTGGCATTATTCTTCTTATTAAGTTTGGTAAAGAACTACAGTTTGGGGCAAGTAAATTAAAAACACTTCAAGGAGATGCAAAAGTCAATCTATTCAAACAGCATCAAATGTTAGCTGGTGTATACTCTGCTCTAGCATCTAATGTAAGTGGTTTAGCTTCAGAATATGGAAGAGGACTTCAAGTTCTACGAAACGTATCTAAATTAAATTTAAGTCTTCCAAAACTCTCAGATGATCTTGATATGTTTGTAACTAATATGGGGCAAGCCAATATTGATTTATATGCTAATCAGTTTTTATCTCTTAACAATGCTACAGCCAGGGCAAACTATATTGAAAAAACAAAACTTGCAAAAGGAAGTGATGTACTCATGGAAGCTTATATCAATTCTCTTTTGTCTTCTCCAGTTACTCATATGGTTAACATTGCTGGAAATGCTGGATTTCAAATACAAACACTTGCTGAAAGAGGTTTAGCTGGTGTTATAGGTAACATTAGAAGAACTTTAAAATTAGGTCCTGAAGATCAAGCTTATGTTGGTGATGCAATGGCAGAAGCACATGGATTGATGATGGCTCAAGCTGATGCTTTTAAAATTATGGGTCGAACATTTATATCAGGCAAAACATCTGATGATTTATCTAAAATAGATTTAAGAGTAAAACAAGCTTATGGAGATGATGATAACCTTGCATCTATTATGCAAAGAGCAAGCGAAGGTGATTATACACAATTACTTATAAATGGCATGTCTGTCATGACAAGATTACCTGGTCGTTTTTTAGCTACTGAGGATGCTTACTTTAAAGTTGTTACAAGAAGAAGAGTACAATATCGTGAAGCTTTTCGTAGAAGTCAGATTGAATATGAAAATGCAATAAATGCAAATGTACCAAAAGATGAAGCAAGAAAATTAGCTGAATCAAAATACAGAACAATTCTTGATAATCCTCCAGCCGATGTTAAAGAAATGATGACAGCCGAAGCCTTGAAACAAACATTTCAAACACCAGTAAAAGGAAAGCTTGCAAGTGTAGGTGCTAGTATAAATTCTAATCCAATAACAAAATCAATCGTGCCTTTTTTCAATACACCAACAAATATTATTAATGAAGTGTTTGATCGAACATTACGTTATGACAAACTTTACACCACACTTAAAAAAGGTGAAGGAGAAGAGTTTGATAAAGCATTAAGTAAACTTGCTATCGGTAATGGTATAGCCATGACAATGTTTGGATTAGCTAATGGATTTTTTGGAGATGAAGTTATTGTTACTGGTCAAGGTCCATCAGATCGAAGAGCCAGAAAATTTATGAAGTTTCCACAATATTCTTTGTCATTCAAAGTACCAGGATCAGATAATGAATATCGATCTTATACATTTAGTCGGTTTGATCCAATGTCAGGATTATTAGCTATGGGAGCAGATTTATCTCATTATCTAAAACATGAAGATGATCCAACAGCTATTGAATCTATGATCAAAGCTTACACATTGTCAGTTGCTGAGTATGCTCATAACTTACCTTTTCTTCAGGGCATATCAGAGCTTACAAGTGCTTTTGGTGGTTTCAATAATACAACTGAAGATTTAGGTCAAAGACTTATAAATTTTGGTGTATCAAAAGGTACAGATATTTTTGCTGGTACGGCTGGTGCTACAGATAGAGCAACATTTGGATTGTTATCTTATCTAGCAAGTACAACTGATATTCCTTTTATGGGTAGTGATAGTTTTCTAGCAACAATGGAAAGGGTGAATAATCCTGAAGCATCAAACACTATGCCTACACAAAAACAACTGGAAGGTAATGCTTTGATGTCTCCTACAACTAAAGCCTTTTATGAAAGATTAAATTATTATAAAAGTAGAAACTCATATTTTAGCAATCAGTTGCCACCAAAGTTAAATTTTTGGGGAGAAAGATTATACCAAACTGAAGGAAGGTTCGATGAATTTATCAATCCAGTTCGTGTTAAATCATCTCAGTATACAACCCTCGATAAAGAACTTATCAGATTGTTTGAGAGAACTGGCAAAGTTATTTCAGCTCATCCTCAAAAAATAGGTAAGTCTACGACTGATCGTTTTCAGTTGTCAGGTTTAGAATATAATGAACTGGTTATGTTAACAAACGAGATTGATGAAAATGGATTGTTGCCAGGTGATGATGGATATGATCTATCAAGCTCGTTGCTCCCTTCCCTCACAGAGCTTGTAGAGAGTGAAGAATACAATTTATTAGAGTATGATGATGACAAATTTAAATTTATTAATGCGATTGTAAGTGACAGAAGAGCAGATGCTAAAGGAAAACTTGAAGAACAAAACCCTAGGTTGGGTGCATTACTAATGGAAATAAATTGATTTTTGGTGTATAAAAACTAGAGAGGTAATCTAATATGGCTACATATGATGTTACAGCACAAACAAGAAGAGTTCAGTTTACTGGAAACAATTCGGCTGGACCTTTTGCTTTTTCTTTTCAAGTCAATTCGACTGATCAGATAAAAGTTTATGTTGATAGTACTGTCAAAACAGAAACGACACATTACACAGTTTCACTTAACTCAAGTACTGGAGCTGGTACTATTTCATTTACAACTGGTAACCACCCTACTGACAGTCAGACTATAACAATATTAGGATCAATACCTTTATCAAGAACTTCAGTTTATACTTCTGGTGGTCAGTTAACTTCAGCTTCTTTGGAATCTGACTTTGATACAAATATGTTTATACACCAGCAGACCAATGAAGAAATAGATCGATCATTAAGATTGGCAGAACATGATGTTATCTCAGGTGCTGATATGACATTGCCAGTAAAAGCAACAAGAGCTGGTAAAGTATTAGGCTTTAATTCATCGACTGGTAATCCTGAAGCCGTATCACAGCTTACAAGTGCATCGGTTACAGCTAGTACAGTTAGTGTAGGTGGAGATGCAACTGCTTCGGTGTCAGTATCAAATGGTGTTGCTTCATTTAGTCTTGGCATACCAACTGGTGCTACTGGAGCAACTGGAGCAACTGGTGCTACTGGAAGTCATTTTGGATTAGCAATGACATTTAGTAATAGTACATCAGATGCTGACCCAGGTGCTGGTAAGATAGCATTTAATAATGCAACATTATCAAGTGTATCTGTACTATTTGTTGATGATACAGATGATGCTGGTGTCGATATATCTGCTTTTGTACAATCGTTTGATAACGTAACGAATGCCGAAGCAAAAGGTTTTGTACAAATTACAAAAGAAGGAACAGCATCAACTTTTGCTATTTATAAAGTATCAGGAGCTGTTACCGATGCTTCAGGGTATTCTAAAGTTGCAGTAACCCATGTTGTAAGCAATGGTACTTTTTCTAATTCCGATGGTGTTACAGTTGCTTTTACACAATCAGGTCAAGATGGTGCTGGTGCATTAAGTAATGTTGTAGAAGATACCTCACCTCAATTAGGTGGTAATCTTGATATGAATGGTCAGGATATCGTAACGACATCTAATGCTGATATTGAGATTGCACCAAATGGAACTGGCAAGACAGTTTTAAAAGGTAATACTAATCCAGGTACATTAGTGTTTAATTGTGAATCAAACTCACATGGTCAAACTGTTAAGTCTCAACCACATTCAGCTAGTGTTACAAATGTCCTTACCCTTCCACCTGGTGGAGATCAGGAGATAGTCGGAGCTTCTGCTACACAAACATTAACCAATAAGACTATTGGTGTTTCTCAACTCTCAGGACAAGTTGCAGTAGCAAATGGAGGTACTGGTGCATCGAGTCTTGCAGGAGCAAACATTGTAACGACTAATGCACAAAGCACGTTTACTGCATCACAGATACCTTCAACAGAAACTGCTACAATATCTTCAAGCAAGACGCTCGACTTCGATGCAAAGCAGAATTTTATCCTCACCCTGGGTTCAGGAGCTAACACTTTATCTAACCCTACTACAGAAGCTGGTAATGTCGGTCAGACTGGTACAATAATATTTATACAACCAAGTTCAGGAAGTGCTGGTACAGTATCATTAGGCACAGATTATGAAACTGTTGGTGGTAGTGGTTTAACTTTATCAAGTGCAAATAGTGCTTATGATGTAGTGCCTTATATAATCAAAGCAGATAACTCTATTTTACTTGGCACACCTCAGTTGGCTTTTAGCTAATGTTTAGCTCTGATAAATGGTTTGGTGCTAGTGCAGGCTTTTATTCAGAAACTATAGATCAATCTTTACGTTTTAATGTTGGGGATAGTCCTTATCTGAGTCGTACTTTTGGAACAGCTACTTCTGCTACTCAAGGAACATGGTCTTGTTGGTTTAAGCGTGGGCTTCTTGGTACACAACAAATTCTTTGGTCTGCATCAAATTATGAATTTGTACAGATTGGGTCTGATGACACAATAACAGTTACATATCTTTCAAATATTGGGTACATAACTACTTTCGCTAAATATCGTGACACTACAAATTGGTATAATTTAGTTGTAACATTCGATACACCAAACGCAACAGAAGAAGATCGTTTAAGAATATATGTAAATGGTGTTCGTCAAGACGTATATGACAGTATAACAAGAACGCAGAATGCAACATTTCAGCGTTGGAATGTTTCTGGATACACAGGACACATTGGAAACTTTCAATACAATAACACTCTCTACTTCAATGGCTATCTGGCTGAGTGCAATTGGATTGACGGAACTGCACTAGACGCATCATATTTTGGAGAAACAAAAAATGGTGTATGGATACCAAAAGCAATATCTGGCTTAACTTATGGCAATAATGGCTTTAGATTAACTTTTGCTGATAGTAGTTCTTTAGGAGATGACACAAGTGGTAATACCAATGATTTTGCATCTAGTGGATTAGCTTCCACAGATGTTGTGATAGATAGTCCTACAAATAATTGGTGTACTTGGAATGCTAGTAATAATTTTGGTATTGGAAACTTGACAGAAGGTGCAACTAAATGGGCAGTAACTGGTAGTACTTCAACTTCAACAAATGAGGGAATTGATTCGACATTTGCAATGCCAACTACTGGCAAATGGTATTGGGAATATCATGCTCAAGACAAAGGATATTTATCACATATTGGTTTAACAAGTGCAGGAACAAATCTAAATAATACTGGAACTAGTGATGGAACAAGAGCTTCTTGGAGTTTTGGAACTTGGCATGCAACTTACAATGGTAATAATTCAAAATATACTTCAACAGCAGGTGGTAGTAGTGGATCAACTTGGAGTGTAGGAAATGTAACTGATGGACAAGTGTTAGGTTGTGCTTATGATGCTGATAATGGAACTCTTTGGTTTTCACGAGCAGGGACTTTTTTAGATTCAAGTGGCACTGCAAATCCTGCAACTAATACTGACCCCAGATTTAGTGGCTTAAATGATGGTACACAATGGTTTGCATACAATTCACAGTATGCATCTGGCAGTCCAGATTTTTTTGTAAATTTTGGACAAGATTCAAGTTTTGCAGGTTCAAAAACAAGTGGGTCATCTAATGCACAAGATGATAATGGCATAGGCGATTTTTATTATTCTCCTCCAAGTGGCTTTCTAGCTCTATGCTCAGCTAACTTACCAGACACTACAATAAGTCCAAATCAATCAACACAAGCAGATGATTATTTTATTACCACAACATATAGTGGTGATAGTAATAATAGCACACAAATTTCAACTGGATTTCAACCAGATTGGGTATGGATAAAAAATAGAACAGAGGGCAGTAGTGATGGGTCAGGTGAACATATGCTGTATGATTCTTCAAGAGGTGTACATGATGATTTAAATTCTAATAATACTAGTGCTGAAGATACAAATACAAATGGGTTACAAGAATTTGGTTCAACCTTTTTTAGACCTGGCTCTCTTACTAGAACAAATGAAACTGGCGATACATATGTTGCTTGGAACTGGAAAGCTAATGGTGGTACAACAAGCAGTAATTCAGATGGAAGCATAACATCAACAGTACAAGCAAATACAACTGCTGGATTTAGTATTGTAACTTATACTGGTAATGGTAGTAATGGAACAATAGGACATGGTTTAGGAGCAGTTCCACAAATGATGATTGTTAAATTAAGGAATGCAAGTGGTGGTTCTTGGATTGTATATCATCATTTAATGGGGAGTAGTCCAGAAGATTTAAGAATGTTTTTAGATTCTACTAGTGCGAGTGGAACATCAACTGCTAATTTCAATAGTACTGCACCAACATCTACTGTTTTTTCAGTTGGTAATACTACAGCTACAAATGGAAGTAGCAATACTTATGTTGCTTATTTATTTGCTGAAGTAGAGGGTTACTCTAAGTTTGGCTCTTATACTGGCAATGGCTCAACAGATGGTACTTTTGTTTATACTGGATTTAGACCTGCTTGGGTAATGCTTAAAAGGACAAATGGTTCTTATCATTGGGTCTTGATGGATTCAGTTAGTGATCCAACTAATCCGATAGATTCAGCTTTATTGCCATCAGGAACAAATGTTGCTGGTACTGGGTATACTGTAGATTTTTTAAGCAATGGTTTCAAATTAAGACTTACTGGCACAGCTATGAATGCAAGTGGAGCACCACACATATTTATGGCTTTTGCAGAGCAACCATTTAAATTTAGTAATGCAAGATAGGAGAAAAAAATGCCTTGGAAACATAATGGAATAATAATAAAAGAAGGAAAGTCTTGGTCAGATGGCACATATAAACATCCTTATAACTGGGCAAGTGCCTGGAGTGATGCAGACAAAAAGAAGTTTAAATTAGTTTGGGAAAAAGAAGAGGATACAAGTTTTGACAATCGTTTTTATTGGGCAAAAGATGTTGAAAGAAAACTTGATGATGAAGATGCTAAAGATGAAGATGGTAAGCAGTTGTATGAAGAAGATGGTAAAACAAAACGAATCAATGAAGGTTTAAAGACAATATGGATAAGGCAAACTAAAAAGACTGCTAATGATATGTTATCTAAAACAGATTGGTTAGTTACTCGTAAGTCTGAAAAAGGTACAGCTATACCAGATGCCACCACTACATTTAGAGATAGTGTTAGAACTAAATGTGCAGAGATTGAAACTAAGATTAATGCTTGTAGTAGTCTTGAAGACTTTATGAAACTATTCGATACACCAGTAGATAAAGACAATGTTCCAACTGGTAATGCTCCCATATATGATTTTCCAAAGGAGACTTAGATGCCACATATATATGATTTAAATCCACATTTAAAACCAAAACCAAAAGAGCAAACACCTGAAGTTAAAAAAGGTAGACCAAAGAAAGTAAAAGATGAGCAAGCCAACAATGACAAGTCTAAAAGCTGAGATTGATAATCTCAAAGAGATTGTCCAGGAACTTAAAACTTCTCTGAGAAGGATCGAGAGTTGGTTGTTTGCTGGTATGGGTTCTATCATCATGCTTCTTGTAACACAGATGTTTATGTAGGAGGTTGTTATCGATCCAGCCACAATAGGATTATTACTAACTGGTGCAACGAAAGCTGTAAATTATTTAAAGCAAGGTATTCAATTAGGAAAAGATATAGGTGAAATGAGTTCTCAAGTTACAACACTAATAACTAATACGAGTGACCTGGAACATATGGAGAAGAGAGCTAAATCCCCTACTATTCTACAATCTTTATTTAATAGTGGGAATGTTGAGAAGGTTGCTGTTGATGCTTTGATTGCCAAGAAACAAATGGCAAAACATAGAAACGATTTAAAGAATTTAATCACCATGCAGTATGGACCTGGAGGATGGGAACAGCTCCTAGCTCTCGAAGGAAAGATAAGAAAAGAAAGAGCTGAGTTCGTTCATAAAAGACAAGAACAAAGAGACAAGATATTTAATATTATTGGTGTTACTTTTTTAATTTTTACAGTTGTAGGATTTTTTGTTTTGATAGCATTCCTATGGAAAATGCAGAGGGGTGGATAATGAAACCAGCCTTCGTTTTACTATGCTACCTGGCTGGACAGCCATCAGGAATTTTGCATTTTAGCAACATAAAGAATGCAGACTACTTCAAGAGATTTTTAGATAATCAAGAGATTCAAATTGGAGAAGAACGTAAAAAGTATGACTGTTATATAAAGCTGGTCAAAGTCAATAAAGGTATGAGGTTGTATTGATTACTGTAGAAAGATTTTTGAAGTGGAAGATATTGCCAAGGTTCATGATGCTGTTATCGACAGCTATGTCCTGGAGATGTGCAGAATGGTTTATGGCATTAGAAGAACCTACTGCTTCGCAATCAGCTTTTGTATCTGTAGTCATGGGAGTTATGACTGGAGTGTTTGGAATATGGATGGGTCACGAACATAAGGAGGTGTCAAATGGAAACCAAAATGAAAATTCTTAGCAAGAGACAAGAAACCACGATGAAGAAGCATTCAAAGCATCACTCATCAAAGCATATGAAGTTTATGAGAACTAAGATGATGCAAGGAATGTCATTTACAGATGCACACAAAGAAGCACAAAAGAAGGTAGGCAAATGATACAAGCATTGATAGGTCCAGCTACAAAGTTACTTGGAAAATTTATAGAAGACAAAGATACTAAAAATAAATTAGCACATGACATAGCTACGATGGCTGAGAAACACGCTCAAGAATTAGCTAAAGGTCAGCTTGAAATTAACAAAATGGAATCACAACATAGGAGCATATTTGTTTCAGGGTGGAGACCATTTGTAGGCTGGACTTGTGGTGTAGCTCTTGCCTGGCATTTTGTCATAGCACCATTTGTTATGTTTTTTTCTGCATACTTTGGTGTTGTACTACCTGAGTTACCTACATTTGATATGGGTTCTTTGATGACAGTATTGATGGGTATGCTTGGACTTGGTGGTCTACGATCATTTGAAAAATATAAAGGATTGACTAAATGAAAAAGCCATATCCCAAAAAAAATTTTAAGAGAAAATTCGCTAAAGTTCCCAAGACTAAAAAGGGAGTACCAGTAAAATATGTAGCTGGTTCTAAGAACCCTTCAGCTAGAGAAGCAGAAATAAAAAGAACTGCCAGGTTATATAGAGAAGGAAAGCTTACACCAGCAATGATGGATAGGATTAGTAAACAAAGGAGTAAAGGATGAAGTATTCAAGTATCCCTGGAGCATCCAGGTATTCAAAGTCTACACTTGATAAAGTTTATAAAAGAGGTATGGGAGCTTACTATTCTTCAGGAAGCAGACCAAAAGTTTCAGCTCATCAATGGGCAATGGGAAGGGTTCGATCCTTTGTGACTGGCAAGGGTGGAGCAAGAAAGGCAGATAAAGATTTAACTTAACAGAAAGGAAATATTATGCCAGGTAACTATGGGAGTTATTCTCCAAAACAAAAAAAGATTGCGAAGATGTCAGGCAATAAAAAGAAGATGGAAGCATCTGATTTCAAAAAGCTTAGAATGTTTAAGAAGAAAAAGAAAGCTTCAGCCTAATGGATATCGATCAGCTTCGAGAGACTTTGAAGGTTGATGAAGGTGTCAAGAATGAAATCTATTTAGATCATTTAGGTTTACCTACTTGTGGCATAGGT